AGGTTTTGTTTGTGTTGAATAACTAGCTTGATTTGCTAAATTAGCATAAGGGTCTCTCTTATTTAAACCTGCAAAGTAACCCCCTAATTGTTGGTAAGGTTGAGAGGCAGCTAAGTTACTAGCTTGTTGAGCTTGTAGGTAGGCAGAACCTCCAGCAGTAGCAGCATTAACAGCACTACTTACATTACCTCCTCCAATATTAGCTAATTCTTGAGGAGCTACGCCTACACTGAACATACCTTTACGAGCAGCTTCAGCCCTATTTAAGTAATCAGTAATATCAGATTGAACACCAGTTCTACTAGAAGATAATAAAGCAGACCTATTAGCTAAGTTAACTCTATCTATCTCACCTAAAGCACCTACACCTAATGTAGAACCTACACCTAAACCAGCAGCGTGTCCTTTACGAAGACCCGTTTGAATAGCGGAGTCTTCTCCTAACTTAAGAGTTTCTAAATCTTTATTGTATCTTTGTAAAGCAGCTGTCTCAGGGTCCCTCATCATAGGTTCAACTAAAGCTCTTTGCCTATATATATCTCCATAGTATCCTTGATACAACCTTTGCTGTTCAGGAGATAGTTGTAGTTTATAGCTCTCTGAGGCAGGGTCCCAGACTGCTGCACCCATAGGGTCATAGACACTCCTAGGTGTAGCTGCTTCTTTTATAGCCTCTCTGTTTTCTCTAGCTGCGGATTCATTTGCCTTAGATTCTTTCCTAGAACCAAGGAAACTTAAACCAGCTCCGATTAATGCTGTCCAACTCATTATGCTTTCTCCTTTCTTAAGAACTTATTGCTTAACTCTCTAACCATTATCTTATAATCTTTCAGTGCTTTCTTACTGTCTTTATCTTCACTGATTAAATCAAAGATAGGTTTTAAGTGCATATCCCAAATGTAGTTATAAATACCTTTAGGGTTATCTGATTTGTTAATCTCTTCTACAATCTTAGGTGCTGTGACTCTATATCTACCGAATGAAGCTGTAAAGGTAGGATGCCAACTGTGCATATAATCTCTCCAGTCTTCAAATGTTTTAAGTCCTTCTTCACCTAATGCTTGTGTTGCAGCTGTGGCAATATAAGAACCACCACCTCCGCCTCCAGAACCACCTCCAGAGTCACCACCAGAGTCAGGGTCTTCCCAACCAACATCTCCAGTAGGGTCTCCTACATCAACACCATAAGAACCACCACCATAGTCGGTTGTATCATAAGAAGTAGTATTACCTGTATCTGAAGTTACTGAGACACTACCATCATAACCATCTCTGTCATTACTAGAAGTATATGTAGTTGCTGGACCAGTTCCTAATGAAGCACCTAAACTTGACAAGTCTGTGTTTGCATAAGGATTAGACCAAGGGGAAGAAGCAGCTGCGGCTTTAGCAGCTTTAGCGGCATCAACTTGAGCTTGCATTTGATTCATAGACTTCTCACCATCTAATACATTCTGTTGAGTTTGAGTTAAAGCGGATGGAACAGTACCAGTCCAGTAATTAGGGTTATTTCTATTATATGTATCCAGAGGAATAGATGTTGTTTGTTGCCAAGGACCGAGACTCATATCTAGGTCTCTGTCATAATTCATAGTATTTCCACCTAGCATACCACCGAAGAACCCACCTAAAAAACCACCCTCACCTCTTATACTATCAGGTTGAACATCGTAACCAATCTGGTTAATCATCATATCTCTTTGTTCACTAGGAACTGACATATTATTATAGAAAGAATCCTCTGAACCAGGACCAGCATAATTATCGTTATAGAAAGAAGTATAGTTTCCAGTTAAAGGATTAGCGAATCCTAAGTTCTCACTTGTATTAGGACTAAAAGTATTGAAGCCCATGTTGTAATCACCAGCCATAGGCAGAGCAGAACCGAGAGGACCAAGTAAAGCACCTATACCTGTTAGTGTCTTCCTGCCATAATTAAAGTAATCTTGATACCCTTGAGGTGTTCTATCAGCAGGGGTAGCAGAAGTATTATCTCCCCAATCATCCCCATCTGTAGCTTGTTGTGGTCTAGGAGACATACCTCTTTGTTGACTTTGAGTAATCTGAGGTTGCTGTTGTTGCTGTTGGTTCATCCACCAAGGTTGCTGTTGTTGATTAAAACCACCGTACCCACCAAACATATTACCAAAAGGATTCTGAGAACCTACAGTACCTGCAAAGTTATAACTATCACCAGTACCAGCTGATGAATTAGGAGCACCCCAGTTAGTCTGTCTTTGTCCAGAAGGTTGTGGTGTCCATTGGAATGGATTAATATTCTGTGTAGATGATAAAGAACCAGCACCAGGCATAAAGGGATTAGTATCACCAACAGTAGGATTATTGTAATCGTTTGCTAGACCCCAGTTTGTAGTAAAAAACCCCATATCTATTCCTTATGTTAAGTTCTGTGCAATATTACAATACATCTTTGTACCATCTGAAACACATCTAACTAAATCTACAGCACCACTACCTGAAGTAATTGTAGGATTATTACCACCTACAAAACTGAAATCACCACTAAAGGTAATATCATAAGCTCCAGTATTATTAACTAAGAAGGTAGCTTCAACACCTGAAGTCATATTAGAAACACTTAATGTATGGTTTCCTTGAACACTAACAATGAATAACTGTGAGTTCAATAGATTGGCTGTCTGGTCTGATGCTAGTGTTACTGTTTCTGAAGCTGTTGTATGTGCCTTAGTATAGGTTTGTGGAGTATCTAATGTAACAACTGTCTCACCACCGACTGTAGCTGTCGTTGCTGTGAGTAAGTTACATACAAAGTTCTCAGAAGATATACCATTAACGTCTGCTTTAGAGTTGACTGCTGTTCTTACTGCTGTAAATTCAGTATTGAAATCAGCTCCTGATATTACTTTACCTGCATCTGAGTCAGCTAAAGCATCCTTACCTGACCAGCCAACTGCGATTGTATAATTACTCATAGTGTTTTACCTTGTTTAAATAATAATGATAATGATTGAAGTGAAGCCTTATGTCCTTTAGTTACACCATCCATCTCTAGTCTTAGATACTTAGCACTCCCAGCTAAAGGAACACTATGTTCTTTAAGACCGTGAATAGGTGCATACTTAGAATCAGTAGGGTGAGTTGTGGCATTATGTGTATGTGTTACTGTTGTAGTTCCATACCTAGCATCACTATCTCCCCACTTATAAGCAGTTCCAGATAGAGCAGGGTTAAGTTTAAACGTAGGCGATAGCTTAGGTTCTAGTTCAAAGTCTTTATATACTCTAACACCTACATCTGTACCTTGTCCACCTGACACAACCATAACTAACCTCTTTAAGATAGATGATAACACACCTTGTCCTAAGTCAATCCATACAGTAGAGAAACTACCTGTATAGGAATTATAGGTATAAACCGAAGAACCGCTATAATCTACATCATAGTATCCTTCATAAGTAGCTACTCTTCCTGACTGTTGTCCTACTAATAGACCGTAAGTGCCTGAATAGTACATACTTGCAGGGTCTCTATCACTTGCAAATGACCATTTAGTTACTCTAGGTGAATCTCTTTGAGTAGTAAATTGAGTATCGAACACGTAAGTTACATTCTTATCTACAAATGATAATAAATACAGACCCTCATCTAACATATAGGAAGATTTAACATTAGTAGAGGCTTTAATATTAGCAATCAACTCATCTTTAATCGTAATTGACTTCTCAGTTAGAGGTAACTTATCTAATTGAGCAGTTCTGAATAAAGACCTGACACCAGTATCAGATAAGAAGTATAAATCATCAGCAATAGCTTGAATAGAGTCTCTAGATACACAACCTATTCCTCTAATAACTTCATCTAAAGCTAAATTACTTATATCTTCTGCACCATCGTACAAGATTATGTTCTCTTTACCGAAGATGGCTAACTTACCAGCAAAAGCATGGAGAGCTACAATCTCATCACTACCCCATACTGATTTAAGGTCGATATAACCAGCATCTCCTGTTGACCAGTGAGTAGCATCTAATAAATCAGAGTAATATAGAACATCATTCTCTTCTGAGATACCTCCAGCCCATACTCTACCGTAATAACCTAGACCACAAGAAGGGTCAAAGGTAGTTACACCTGTAGGTGCTGTGTATCCTGCAGCAGCTTCAAGTAAAGCCCAAGTTGCAGACTTATATTGTAGAATCTTCTCACCTGCTTGGAATCCAAGTAAATCTTTATTAAATGTCTGCCATTGCCAATCAGAAGTAGTAACACTTGCTGGACTGTAAGCGTTAATAAAGGCAGCATCCTTATCAGATAAGTCTAGTTCATAAATCTTACCACCAGTAGAGCAAAAGTGTTTAGTTGTAGTTCCGTTGTAGTGTTCTACAATAGAACCTATCTTAGCAGCACCAGTAACTTGAAGAGTTCCTTGTTTCAATCCTTTACGGAAGGTAACTTTACCACCTTCTGTATATACAATGTTATCAGCCTTAGTAAACCACTCAGGACCTAACGCTGTAGCATTAGATTGTGTGTCTAGACCATTAACACCAATAGTATCTAAAGGTATAGCTTGGACTGTTTTAGCTTCAGTTGACATACCAATCTCTTTCGTATTCCATATTAGATGAATCTAACTGTACTGCCATATTCAGTGAATCTCTAGCTTCAGCAGCTACAGCACTTGAAATAGTACCACCGTCTTCACCTCTCTCAGATACAGCTCTAGCCCAAGCACCTAAGATAACAGGTTGTGACGGAGTTCTTAATATCTGTGCAGCTGTCTTTAGTTCTTTTTGTGCACCTACAATGTTAAA